ATGTAACTATCTTTGCTCTTTGAGGTGAAAGATGGCTTTCCATGCAATAGCTCCAAAGTGTACAACTTGTCACAACACAATGAGAACACTCAGTGTCTCTGCCAATTCACAGGCACAGATCCAAGTGGACTACAAGTGTTTTGTCTGTAACTTACCACTCACCCAAGTTTACTCAATTCTAAAATTGAGAGAGTGGGCTGAGAGGAACGATGAAGCTCCCAGTACATTGGCACAAACTGCATTGGAAAAATCCAATGATGATGCATTCCTAAGGGATATGCGGATATTGCCATAATGGCAAACTTGGGAGTGGTCTTGTATCACTCCCTATTGTTTGTAGTTATCAACGAAACCCACTGAGTTATCAACTAAAAGTTATCAACTTGTTATCAACTTTTCATCATTGCTTTCTTTTTTAAAAAGAGTTTTAATTACAATATGGCTAAACTAAAACCAACAACTGCATATTTTGCCACCACAAAGTATTTGGTTGTTGGTTTAGCCACCAACTAAGACACCAGCAATGGTGTCTTTTTTATTGCACGGGGCGAATTGGGAGTGTGCATAATTGACTCCCATAGGGCTACTGACCAAGTGATAATGGCTCACTCAAAACAAAGAGTATGAGTTTAGTTGATAGCTTTTCTACTTTCCATTAGAGGAAACTCTAAAGGGGGGTAGGGGGGCTGTCTTCATAACTCAAACAAAGAATAACATTTAAATACATTAAAGAGTTATTTGACTTTTACAATTAAAAGAGGTAAAATTACTTAATAAAATGACAACAGCAACCAAAGTAAAAATGTACAGGATGTTTGAAAGAGATAAAAATACAGGCTTGGTTGTGAAGAGAGCAGAAAGGATTCCAGAAGTAGCAGAAGCAAAGGTGAGACCTTGTCTTGGTTGTGGTGAGCCTTTATTGATACACTTTGGACAAATTAAATATTGGCATTCTGAATGTAGAAAGAAGGGTCGTAACAGAATGCGTAGAGAGATGGCTGGGAAGTATTAACATTATAAGTTTTAATAAAAAAGTATGTTAAAAGTAAATACACAAAAGACATTAGTAGACTTCAAAGGTAAAAAGCTAGTAGCAGATATAGGTGGGGATGTGTTCTTGGGTACTATTCTTAGTAATGTTATGGGTGGAAAGGTTAGCAATCCAACTTTGGGTTGGCAACTGGGTAAGAAGTTTGCTACTCAAGACACAGTGGAGCTAAAAGCTGAGGAAGTAGTATTTGTGAAGCAGGAAGTCACTAATGTTTCTGGTCCTGGAGGATGGATGGGTGCTCAACTAGCAGGACAAGTTCTTGAGATCCTAGAAGGACAAGATGAAACTAAAGATTCTAAAAAGAAATAGACATTATTAGTTAACAAATAATCATATGAGCGATGTACTAACATTTAGTTCTGATGCTGAAAAGGAGAAAGCACTAGACTCTAAGAGAGTAGAAGTAGCAGAAGGGAAAGCAAAACTTTATGCTGAGCTTTTAGCTTTGGAGCGTGCTGAGGTTGTTACTGGTGGTCAATCCACTGTAAACACTGAGGAATCTGCATAGGACAAGGATGAGGAAGAACACGAAGAGGAATCTGAGGAATAGTATTCAAACTCTGCTCATATTCTTGTGGGTAGAGATTTGAACATTATAAGCTAACTCATAACTATGGATAAATTAAAGAAGTTGTTATCTGACTTAGAGGAATTCAATAAGCTAACAGTCTTGGGTGAAGATGTAAATGCAGTGACAGAAGAGATGGGAACAAGATACATCATAGACGAAGAAGAGCAAGGAGCTATTGAATTGACCATTTCTGCTTTATCTGATATAATTACTATGTCAGAGAAGAAGCTTAACTATACTCTTTGTAAGAATTGCAATAAGAGTTCAATGAAAGACAGCGAAGGAAATTATAAGGGCAAGTGTAATTATTGTGGATGTTGATTGTTTTGCTTTTTTGCTTTAAACCTTTATGAAGAAGACAAAAGAAGAATTAGCTGAAATAAGAAGAGAAGCAGGCAAGCTTGGTGGCAGACCAAGAAAATCTGAATCAGAAATTGAGAAGGCAAGAATTGCATCTTTGAATTACTTGAAAGAAAGATACATTGGTGCAACAGAAAAGATTGCAAATGCTCAACTTGGACTTGCTGTTGGTTCTCAATATTTATATAAAGTAATTACATACAAGAAAGGTGGAAGGAGCAGACCAGAGTTAGTTGAAGACCAAGCAACCATTGAATCTTATCTTAATGGTGATTTTGATTCTGGTAGAACAACTGCCAAAGGTGATGAAGAGTTTTACTTCTTAACTGCCAAAGATCCAGACAACAGAGCAATTGACTCTATACAAAATAGACTTCATGGCAGACCAAAAGAAACAATTGACTTGCAGAATACAGATGGAAGCTTAAAGACCATCATCATCAAAAAAGAAAAATGAATACAGCTGAAATAACACTATTGCCAAAGCAAGTTGAAGGATGGGAGCTTCTATATGAAAATCCAGAAATAACTGAATTGGGCTATGGTGGAGCAGCAGGAGGTGGCAAGACAAGGTTTGGATGGTACTTGGCTATCACAGTCTGTGAAACTTATGCTGGTGCAAGAGGTATAGTTGGCAGAAAGGAGTTAAAAACACTCAAAACAACCACTCTAGCAGAGTTGTGGGCTATCTTCCTAGAATTGGGTTATAAGAAGGATGTAGACTACACATATGATAACAACTTGAACATATTGAAGTTCTTGTCTACCGGTTCAGAGATTATGATGCTGGACACTGCATACAGTCCTCAAGATCCAGAGTACACTAGGTTTGGATCTTTGCCTGTCACATTCAGTTGGATAGATGAGTCCAATGAAACTCCAGAGAAAGCAAAAGCAATATTGAAGACACGTGTTGGTCGTGCTAACATTCTAAAGAAAGTAGTGGTGGACAAAGAAGGAAAGAAATCATTGTCTGCTGAAACATTTGTAGTGAAAGGTATGTGGCTGGAGACATTCAATCCAAACAAAGGACATGTGCACAGAGACTATTACAAGCCATGGAAGACAGGCACAATGCCACCCTACAGAGCATTCGTGAGAGCACTACCGGGAGACAACAAATACTTATCCAAGCAATACATGGACAACTTGGAAAGAGCAGACAAGACAACCAGAGAGAGATTGTTGAATGGTAATTTTGAATATGACAGTGATCCAATGAAGATGTTTATATATGACTCAATAACTGACCTGCCAGTGAACAATCTATTGCCAAGTACAAAAGCATTACCTAGTGGTGAGGTTGTTCTGGACACAGTTAAGGACAGCCAGAAGTTTATGATTGCTGACATTGCACGTTTTGGAGGAGACAAGATTGTGCTGGGTGTGTTCAAAGGTTGGAACTTATACTCACTGGGTGTGTACACATATCAGGGTGTTGATGAGACAATAAAGCTCATGAAGCAAGAAGCACAAGAAGAAGGTGTGCCATTCCCTCATATACTAGCAGACGAGGATGGAGTGGGTGGTGGAGTTGTTGATGGCATGAGAGGTATAAAAGGATTCCATGGCAATGGTTCACCTACAATGGTTTGGGACTTCATCAAAGGTAAAATGATTTCAGCTAACTTCAGGAACATAAGATCCCAGTCTATATTTGCTTTGGCTGATATGGTGAATGAGAGAAAGATGTCAGTCAAGATAACAAAGTTCAAGACAAACATAGTTGGCTACACTGTTGAGGATGCTTTGTCCAATCTCTTTGAAGAACTTGATGCTATTAAGAAAGTAGACAACAGTGATGAGAGCAAGCAGGCAGTAATCAGCAAGGATGAAATGAAAGAGATGCTAGGCAGGAGTCCAGACTTTGCTGATGTTATGATGATGAGGATGTATTTTGAGCTCAAAGACGAGCCAGAAGAAGCAAATCCATATAAATATTATCCACAAAACAATGCTCCAAAAATAAATAAAGCAAGATGATTTGCTTTTGTAATATAAAAGAAGTATAATTACAATAATTTTATGCAAGACATATTCACCTATATCAAGTCTAATGAATCTAGCTACAATACAGTCCCAATTCCAGTAGTAGAAAACTATGAATGGCACATGGCAAGACACGTCAAGTTGACTGCTCTGTATCTCAACTCACAGTATGAAACAGGCAACAAGGAGATGAAGCCATTTTATAACATTATATTGCCTGCAATGCTCACTGCTCATAGGTCTGTATCATTCCATCTCAAGGAGATAAACTTCTTCATTGATAACTCTGATGCATATTACAAGTCAATGCTATTGCGTAAGTATCATGAGCGATGGGCTAGAATTAATGACTTGACATCCTTCTTAGATGAGATGACAGAAACCTATTCAGACTATGGAGGTGTATTGGTAAAGAAGACTGAAGATGCTGTCCCTATTGTTATTCCTTGGCAACAGATTGCCTTTGTTGACCAGACTGACATTATGACTGGTCCAATATGTGAAAAGCACCAATACAATCCTGAAGACTTGAAAGCCATGGAGAGCAAAGGATGGGGAGATCCAAAGAATGGAGCCACTGCCACCATTCAGGAGATAATAGACCTTTCAAGTAACACAAAGACCACAACCCAAGTCAAAGGTAGAAAGATAGGAACTCCAAGCAAGTATACTGAGGTTTATGAGCTTCATGGAGTGCTACCAAAAGGATATTTAAATGATGACCAAATCACTTCAGAGACTCAAGACTATGTCAGACAGATGCACATAATTGCTTTTTATAAGGACACAAAGGGTAACAGAGAAGGACTAACACTATTCAAAGGTAGAGAAAAGAAATCTCCATACAAGTTCTATTCACGTGATAAGATTTATGGACGTGCACTTGGTAGAGGTGGTGTGGAAGAGCTATTTGATGCTCAGGTTTGGACAAACTACACAACCATTCAGCAAAAGGACATGCTAGACAATGCATCCAAGATTCTGTATCAGACTGCTGACAAGAGCTACAACACAAGGAACAGAACTGACAATGTTGAGAATGGACAGATATTGACATTTGATGAGAACAAGCCACTCAGCAGAATAGACAACACACCTCACAGCTTACAACTGTTCACTGAAGCAATACAGACATGGAACAGTAAGGCACAAGAGATTGCATCTACATTCAATCCATTTGCAGGTATTGGAGGACAGAAAGTATCATACAGAATGGGTGCGTTGCTTCAACAACAAGCCAGTGCTCTGCACCAATACAGAAAGGGTAAAATAGGAGGTCAATTCTTACCAGAGCTTTATAAAGATTGGATATTACCTCAATTGGTCAAAGATCTTACAAAGGACACTGAGTTCTCTACTTTGTTGTCTGGAGATGAGATGGAGCAATTATGTAATGCTGTAGTCAACAGTGCAAAGAACAGACACATGGCTGAAATGATGTTTGCAGGTAAACTCGTAGATCCTGAAGAAATAGAGCAATTGGTTCAGAACTTCAAGCAACAGTTCTATCAGCATGGCAATCAGAAATTCTTGAAGATTATGGCTGATGAGTTCAAAGATGTGCCTATTGATATGCTTGTGGACTTTTCTCAAGAGGAGATGGCTGGAGCAGGAATAGCAGAAGAACTAACCACAATCTTTGCTCAATTGCTTCCAGTTCTTGGTCAAGATCCTCAATTCTTCCAAAAGAATCCTCAAATGGCTAAGATATTCAATGATATTCTTGAAAACTCTGGACTCAATCCAATGAGCATCAATCCAGGAGCAGCAACCGCAACTCCAGTACAGAATACTGCAGTCCCAGCTAAGCAATTAGTTACTGCAGGAGCCGGTGCAGGTGACGAGCCAGAGCAGTAATTTGCCTTTATATTAAAAAAGAAGTATAATTACAAAAAATGAAGAAAAAAACTACAAAAAAAGAAAAAGCTATCAAGAAAAAAGTTGTAAAGATAGTACAAGATGTTAAAAAGATTCCAAACTTCATTCTTACTCTCAACTTCAATGATAAACAAATGATTACAGAAGGAGCAACCATTGAAGAGTGTCTTGACCAGATTGATTTGTCAGAAAGAATTAAGACAAAAACTATGCTTTCTATATTGCATGATGGGAATACTGTTATAAAATTAATGCATCCATTTGAGTTCAAGAGATTATTAATAAAAAAAGTAAATAAAGAGTTTTTTGAAAAGAAGATTCTTTCATTAATGCAATAATATGGACTATCTATCAGAAAAAGAAGAGTTATTGGTTATGCAGTTTGTTCAGCATAAGGAAATGTTTGAAGCTGTTAAGAAAGTAGTGCTTGCTGGTTTATATGATAATGGTGTATTGAGAAAAGGAAAGAATGCAGAGCCAACTAGAAACTTTGCCTTAGCTTTGTTCTTCAAGAAGCATTCAGGACATATCACTAATGAAGCTCTAGGTGAAGACCTAAGAGCTAGTGCTACTGCCATGGAGATGCTTGAGAGCTCATACAACAAGATGACCTCTATGGTTGATGAGAAGAAACCAAAGGTAGAAGAAAAAAATCAAGCTAGGTAATTATAAATTAATTTAAAAAATCATGACAGAATATTATAGAGCAGTAAATATAAATACCACATCTCTGATTAAGAGATTAAGGGGTATTTTTGGTGGGTTATTCGTAAACTCAGGTACAGCTTCAATCACAGTATTTGATGGTACTGAATTGGCAGTAGCTGGTGTGGGTACAATTACAAGTGCAGGTGCTTCTGCTCCTGCTGACTATGCAAAGCAGACATTGACTTCTGATACCACAGCAGTAGCAGATGGAGATACTGTTGTTCTTGGAGCTACAGGTGGAACTCCTAGAACTTACAGAGCTAAAACAACTCCTATTGCAATTGGAGATGTTGCTATTGGTTCAACAACAGATGGATCTGCCTTCTTGGCAAACCTTAAGAAAGCAATCAATGGAACTGGAATTGGAAATGGTACAGACTACTTTGCAGGAACACTACCTGCTCCGGAAATAATTGCATCTACATTGACTGGTTCAACTTTACTTCTTGCTTTCAGAACTCTTGGAACAGGAGGTAATGCATACACAACTACAGAAATTTCTTCTCACCTATCCTTTGGAGCAGGCACTATGACTGGTGGAGTTACAATTGCTGCTGCTACAGTAACAATAGACACAATAACCTACATGGCAGTCAAGACTCTTGCAGAGACAATTGGACTAACTGCAGTAGCCAATCAAGTATTGTGGGTAACAAATGAAGCTACATTCCTAGGAAACCTAAAGAAGGCAATAAACTCTGCAGGAACTGCAGGTACAGACTACTCAACAGGAACGGCACAGCATCCTACAGTTATAGGAACTACACTTTCTGCTACTCAATTGATTGTTCAGGCAAAAGTATGGGGAAAGAATGGAAATGCAATCGCTACAACTACTACATTGGCAAACTACTCTTGGAGTGCTGCTACTCTTGCTAGTGGAGCTGGACCAGATGCTACAATCATATTAAATACCTTTGTCTCAGTGGCAGCAACTAGATATCCAGTTCCTCCTGTGGCTTTCACAAGAGGTTTGTATGTAGTTCTTTCTACCACTGGAGATGTGAGTGTATTTGTGGATTAAAGGTCGGAACATTATTAGAACAATAACAATAAACTTATGAGTGGAATTAAGTTAACAACTAAATTAGACGCACAAAAGAGTGTCAGCTTGGGAAACCTAAGAATTGCAAAAGCAATTTACAACTTTGGTGTTGATGGTGGTTCTCATACTGTTGCCTCAGGATTGCTTACTCCAAAAAAAGGAGTAACACTTCCAAAGAATGCAGTCATTGTTGGGGGAACTCTCAACTGTCCTACAGCAGGAGCTTCTGGTGGTTCAGCTACTATTACTCTGGGAACATCAGCAGGATCCTCAGCTTCAGCACTTTTGGGTGCTACAGCAGGAGCAGTTGCCAACCTTTCAACTAATGCACTAATAAATCTTGTTCCAACAATTGCAGTACCAGTAAAATTGACAGCAAAGGGTGATATTACAATGACAATTGGAACAGCAGATTTAACTGCAGGTATATTTGAAATCTGTGTTTACTACTATGTAACAGCATCATAGTTATCTTTGAGTTATACCTCTCGCTATCAAAAGGTGGTTTGTAACCATTAAGAAAGTCAATCTTAATAAGTTATGATTCTTTATAAAATCATGTGGTTCTCAATCCCCAAAATTGATGTTATATGGCAGAGCAATTTGAATTGGATGATGAAGGTTTACCAGTTGTTCCGGAATTAGATGCAACTAAGTCAAATGTTGACAAGGTTGAAGCAGCTAAGAAGGAACGAGGCATTAGACAACGTGAATTGAGAGACAATCTCCGAACAGAGAATGAAAATCTTAAGGCAGGTAAGAATGCTGATGGTACTGAGAAAGAAAAGAAAGAGGATAAGAAAAAAGATGTCAAGTCAGAAACATTGGACAGAGTAGACAAGGCAGTTCTCAGGGCTGAAAAAATAACAGACCCAGAGGAGCTTGCTTTAGTTGAGTCGTTTATGAAGAATACTGGTAAGTCTGTTGAGGAAGTCTTGGAGAGCAAATTCTTTCAAGGAGAACTCAAGGACATGAGAGATTTCAAAGCTACGGCTGATGCTTCTCCAAAAGACAAAAAGAGAAGTAACACCAATGCTAGAGACACTGTTGATTATTGGTTGGAAAAAGGACCAGAGGAGCTAGCAAAGTTAAGGAAAGAGAATCCAACTTTAGCAAGACAAGTGGTCAATGCCAAGATGAAACAGTTGAAGGATGCAAATCACTTCTCA